CACAGCAGCAAATATTTCTATTGCTGACGGAGTGATTGCAGTTGTTAATTACACAGGTGCAGCAGCATGTGCTGTAGCACTTCCAGCAGCAACAAGAGGTGCAATTGCAGTTTATGTTCAATCTAAAGATACAGCGGGCGGAACTGCCACTTTAACTTTTAATGCAGCAGGATCTGATGTTTGGGCTACAGGTTCATTAATAGAATCAAGAAACACAAACGAAGTAACTTTTGATACTTCAACAGCAGGTGAAACACAATTAGTTTTCACTCCTGCTGACGCAGCAACAAATGTTTTGACTACTGGTGGCAAAATTGCTTTTATGTGTTTTGAAGAAGGCACATGGCACATTGCAACTGAATTTACTGGTGCAGCAGCAGCTGTTACTGGTGCGTTTGCATTTGCAGCGTAATATTTAATTAGTGGCTCCTTCGGGAGCCACAAACTATAGGAGAAAATTATGTCAGGTGGAGGAAGTTTTACATCAGACCAGTCGGTAGCCCATGCTACAGCAGATGGTCAACTGGTTGCTACAGGAAGAAGAGCTAGAGTTACATATATTCAAGCGGAAGGTGCAGCAAGTTCTTCGGTTGTTTTAAAAAGCGGAGGAGCTTCAGGAACAGTCGTTGCAACATTTAAATTTGGAACTGAAGGTTTAGATATATACGTTCCAGGTTCAGGAATATTATTTGCTGAAGGTGTTTATTTAGATTTAACAAACACTCCAGGTGTAACTATTACATTTACGTAAGATGAGTAAAGCAAAACTAATTGTTTCTGGTGGTAAATATGTTGGCACCAAAATGAAAGATGTCTTAAAAAAAATAAGACATCGACAATCGGCTGCTAGATCTAAAAAAAACGCTGAAAAAATTGGTTTAGGAACTAAGAGTATAAAAAGATATCAAAATGTTGCAAGCAGCGGTAGTGGAGATAAATCTGCTATCGTTCCTGTAAGAGCCCAAACAAAAAAAGGAAGTTCTTTTAAAAGGCATACCTTAAGAGGTAAAGGTAAATCACAATATCAAGTTAATAGACAAGGTACAGAGGGGTCTTATGAATCTTGGAGATCTGACATGGAAAGATTAACAACTATGCCTACTCAAACACAAATAGAAAGAATGTTATTTAAAAAAAGAAAAAAACGTGGAGGTTTATCTAAATTTGATAAGGGTGGTTATTCAGAAGCTGATTTTCCAAAAACTTACAAAAGTGGTGAAAAATCTAAAAAACCAAGTTTAGCAGAACAAGAGGGAGACACACAAGATTATGATTACGGTGGTTTTGACAAAAGTTTAGATATCGTTGAAATACCAACTTTTAAAAGAGGTGGAGATAATATGCCTGCACGAAACAAAAAAAATTTTAGACCTACTGAAAAGGGTGCGGGTATGACTAAAGCTGGAGTTGCTGCTTATAGAAGAGCCAACCCTGGATCGAAATTGCAAACTGCAGTTACTGGAAAGGTTAAACCTGGATCAAAAGCTGCTAAGAGAAGAAAAAGTTATTGCGCAAGATCTTTAGGACAATTAAAAAGAGCTAGTGCAAAAACTAGAAATGATCCTAACTCAAGAATAAGACAAGCAAGAAGAAGGTGGAAATGTTAAAATTATTGAAAAAAATGTTAGGAATAGATAAACTAGAATACAAAATAAGATTGTTAGAAAGGAAAGAATATTGGAGGACAAAATATAAACATGGCTTATCTAAACGCGAATTTACCTCCAATATACTGTAAAGTTAGGAAGGAGTATCTATATGATCTTAAAAAACATCACGGAGAAAGTGAAGAATGTGTTATCTTTGCTCTTACATCTATTTCAGGCAGGGCACTCTTATTTAACATCATGTTACCAAATGGTGCATGCTATTGGCGTTTGCCTATCTCAGCGTTCTTCCAAAAACATTATGATAGAGCCTCTGTGCCGGATATGCAGACGCACGAGTTGGAATTGTGGAACAGTTTTAGTTATTGGCCTAGCGTTACTTGCTTTGATTGGTTGGACGGTGTAAACGGAAAATATTTAGGTTTAGATAAAAAATTCTATCATGGTAAATATTTATTTACAATTGATTGGGGTCATCCAGACGTTAATATTTTGGATACGGAACATTCTGAAATACCTCAAGAACATAAGTGTGCGCATATATTGGCTCTTAATAACGGTAATTTTGCAGCTCAGCCTAATAATCGTATTCTCTGGCACATTAATAGTTATACTACTGATAACAGCTGGCCAGATTACAAAGTCCAAACTACATATTGGGATGCTGAAGATAACGACATGGTTACAGAAGACAGCGATAAAATGTTCTATGAAATGGAAGAAAAAAAATGATTGATTATTGGTTGTATAAATTTTTTGGGGCTCTAGACAAAGCGAGTTCAATGGTTGATAATATTATCCAACGTATGAGTGAGATAAAAATGAACTATTATTTTACAGGTGCATTAATTATTATGTTAGTAGTGTTGGCTTTTTGTGGAGGTCCAGGTGTCCAATAAACCATTAAGCATATCGGAGTCGGCTGCCGTACAGATGCCGATGAAAACGGTTGCTAGTCTGATAATTATCGTAGCACTTGGCACGATGGGTTATTTTCAGATTATAGAACGTCTAAACATTGCGGATACCAAAATTAAAATAATGGAACAGGATGTTGATCAGAATACAGAGTTTAGAATTAAGTGGCCGCGGGGTCAAATGGGGAGTCTTCCCGCAGATTCCGAGCAGTACATGATGCTGGAGGATCTTTATAAAACTACCGATCGTATAAACAAACACATCGAAGACATGGCTTTAAATAAAGTTAATATTGAGTTTTTATCAAAACAGATGGATAAGGTTTTGATAGACATAGAAAAATTAAAAGACTCAAACAGGGATATGAAATACAATGGCAACGGGAGCTCACAATGATTGAGTCTATAGTGGCCCTCCTGATGTTTGTAAACGCAGAGATCAAAGAGGCGCGTTTGCAAGAAAATATGGCTGCATGCCTTCGCGGAAAACGCCACGCGGAAAGACAGTTTAGTGAAACAGTAACCTATAAATGCTACAAGGGTTCTGCGGAATTAGAATTAAATATTGATGGATCTAAATCGATAAAGAAGCTAATATTAGAATAAATGAAATCTAAAATTGCTATTTTAGGGCGCGGTAATGCGGGTTGTTTAAGTGCATTACATTTTAGCCATTATTCAGGTATTCATACTAATCATGAAGTTGAATTATATTACGATCCAAATATAAAACCTGTGCCAACTGGTCAAGGTTATCAACTAGATACTCCAGAACTACTTTGGAAAACTCTAGGAATTGATTGGGTAAAAAAATTTCCATTTACTCAAAAAACTGGAATTATGTATGAAAACTGGGGAAAGTTAAAAGATACTTTTTTTCATCCTTTCCCTTTCGGTATGTATAGTCTTCATTGTACACCAAAACATTTTCAAGATTTTGTTTGTGATACTTTAAAAGTTAATTTTAAAGAAACTTCTGAACATGTTATAAATTATGATGATGTAGATGCTGATTATATCATTGATTGTAGAGGGACTCCGAAAGATTTTACAAACTATGATAAACTTGTAAACCCATTAAATTCAGCTTTACTTGCAAATTTACCAAAAAAAGAAAATGATGTTTTGTTTACTAGATGTATAGCTACTCCTAATGGTTGGACTTTTTACATTCCTCTACCAGACACAACTTCAATTGGATATTTATATAACTCTGCAATTACTTCTAAAGAGGATGCAGAACAAGATTTTAAAGAAAGATTTGGTGTTGATAAAATAAACCACCACATATCTTTTAGCCAATACTTAGCTAAAAAACCAATTATAGATAACAGAATTTTTTTAAATGGAAATAAATTATTTTTTCTTGAGCCGTTGGAGGCAAGTGCTATGGGATCTTATACAAACGCAAACAGAAGATATTTTGATGTAATTAATAAAATTAGTCCGTCTCTAGAAGCAGAATCAAGTGTAAGGAATTACATGAAAAAAGTAGAAAACTTTATTCTTTGGCACTACTTAAAAGGTTCAAAATATAAAACTGCTTTTTGGGGATATGCACAAGATTTAGCAAATACTAATTTATCAAACTCATTCAAAAATCGTGTTGAAGATATTCTTAATTTTAATGAAAATGAAAAAAAATACATTAGAGATGCAGAATCTCCAGAATTACATTATGGTCAGTGGCATTACATGAGCTTTCAAAACTGGATTGATAATGTAGGTATGAGAAATGATTAACCCACAAATTTTACCAATTTTTTCAAAACCAATTTTTATTGACCATATTGAATTTAACAAAACATTTGTATTGAATATATTTGAAAAAGAATCTTTTAAAAAAATATGGAAAGGTAATAATTTGTGTGAGACTTCAGAAAATAAATTTATTCTTAATAAAAAAGAATTACAATTTTTAAAAGAAAAAATATTTGAAAGTTTTAATAAATATGTAAAAGGTGTTTTGAAATATGATTATAATGATTTCAAAATGACTACATCTTGGATGACTAAAACTAAATTTAATGAAAATTCTTTAATACATAATCATAACAATTCTATGTTTAGTGGAGTTTTATATTTAAAAACATTACCAAAAAAAGCAAAAATAATATTTCATAATCATACAAATTCTTCTCATTGGGATTTACGTACATCTGAAAATAATATATACAATTCTAATAAACAAACATTTGATATGAGTGAAAATTTAATTATATTTTTTCCTTCGGAAGTTTACCATGAAATTAAATTAAGTGAACAAGATGAAAGAGTTTCTTTAGCATTTAATTTTTGCCCAACGGGAAAAATAGGACAAATAAATTCAGATAGTTTTATGGAGATAGAATAATGGAATTATCACGAAACTTTACACTTCAAGAGTTAATTAAATCAGATACTGCTATTCGTTTAGATATTAATAATAATCCAAACGCAGGTCAGATAGAAAAATTAAAATCTTTATGTGAAAATATACTGCAACCAGTACGTGACCACTTTGGCAGAGTAAAAGTTACTAGTGGATTTCGTAGCGAGCAGTTGTGTCTAAAAATTGGCAGCTCAGTCAACAGTCAACATGCCAAAGCCGAAGCGGCCGATTTTGAATGTATGGGCACAGACAATGCAGAGCTAGCTGACTGGATCAACCAGAACCTAGACTATGATCAATTGATATTGGAGTTCTACACTCCTGGTGAACCTAATTCGGGATGGATCCACTGCAGCTATACATCTGATAAACCTAGAAAACAATTTTTACATGCTTACAAATCAGAGGGTAAAACAAAATACAAACCCGTTATTGGTTCTGCTAGAAATATTGTTTAATGTACCCAACAATAATTGTGAATAATTTTTTTGAAAATCCAGATGAAATTATAGAATATTCAAAAATTATTAGTTGGCACAAAGCTACTGAAAAAGATTTTTGGCCAGGTTATAGATCTGATAATCTTTTTTACACTAACAAAAAACTTCATAATGAAATAGTAAAAAAAATATTAAAATTGTATTTTGGGAATACAAATTGTTCTGTTGATTCAACAAATGTTCAGTTTTCAAAAATTAATTATGAAGATTGGGTGCAACACAAACATTCAAGAATACACAAGGATTCTTTTGAGTTAGCAGCTGTAATATACCTTAATAAAACAAATAATATGCAAACTGGGACTTCTTTGTATGATGAACAAAAAAGACCTAAGATAAGCGTCTCAAATTGTTTTAATACTCTTGTATGTTATGATGGAAACAATTATCATGGTGCTACAGATTTAGATAAAAACGAAAGATTAACGATTGTTGTTTTTATTGATAAAATTAAGGAGATGTAATGGCAATAGGTAGATCACAAATAAGAAAACAAGTTGAAGGTAAATTAAGAGGCGCAAGAGATGAAAAAAAGAAGAAAAAACGTGTCATCGCCAAATTATATAGCAAAAAGTCTAAGGTCTTCAAAGTTTAGTCAAAAAGTGATACAATCCAAGAAATTGTACAACCGTAAAAAGGATTTAAATGGCGACTTCAGGGACAACTAGTTTTGATTTATCTATAGAAGAAATAATTCAAGAAGCATACGAAAGATGTGGTTTGACTACTACTAGTGGTCATAGTTTGAAATCTGCAAGAATAAGTTTAAACTTATTATTTGCTGAATGGGCTAATAGAGGCATACACCTGTGGAAAGTTGCTCTTCATGAAAATGCATTAGTTTCTGGCCAAGCAGAATATAGTGTCAGTGCACCTGTTAGTGATGTATTAGAGGCTTACATATCTTCGACTGCAGCAGCTTCTGATGGTGCTAATACACAAGATGTATCCTTAACTAAAATTGATAGATCTGCGTATGCTGCACTCCCTAACAAATTAGCTACTGGACAACCATCTCAATATTATGTGGAAAGAGAAACAACACCAAAAATATATCTTTATCAAGCACCAGATTTAAATACTTATACAACTTTAAAATATTATGTAATTAAAAGAATTGAAGATGCAGGTGCTTACACAAATGAGGCAGATGTAGTTTTTAGATTTTTACCATGCATGGTTGCAGGATTAGCATATTATCTAGCTATGAAAAATGCACCACAATTAGTTCAACAAAATAAATTAATTTATGAGGATCAGTTAAAAAGAGCTTTGGACGAAGACGGTCAAAGAGCTTCTACTTTTATTACTCCTCAGTCATTCTACCCACAAGGAATATAAAATGGCAAAATATGCAACAGGTAAAAGATCAAAATCAATATCAGATAGATCAGGCATGGCTTTTCCTTATGTAGAAATGGTAAAAGAATGGAATGGTTCTTTAGTTCACATATCAGAATTCGAACCTAAGCATCCACAAATAAGAAGAAAATATAATACTGCAGATGCGATTGCTTTACAAAATTCAAGAAACATGAAGTTTCAACAACCGTCTGTGAAATTTTCTAACGATGTTACAATATCAGATTCTGGTGGTGCCTCAGTTGGTGTAGCAAATTTATCCTTACCTGGAGACTTTGCATTTAAAACACAAGATTTTGAGATAACAAGAAATGGAGTTACATCTGTAATACATAGTATGATTCCAGAAGATCCATCATTGCAAAATAGAAGAAGAAAACTTATTTCTAGTGCGGGACAAGTGGAGGTGAATATCACATAATGGCTATTACACATTCAGATTTTTTGACACAAGTAAGAAACTATACAGAAGTAAATAGTAATGTATTAACTGATTCTCAAATACAAGAATTTATAAGAAACGTTGAATTAGATATTGCAGGTAAAGTTGATTATGATGATTTACGAAAATATGCAAATTCAAATTTTACAGCAGGAAACAGGGCTGTATCTATGCCATCAGATGTTTTAGTTTTAAGATCTATTGAACGTATAGATTCAAGTGGTGTTAGAAGTTTTTTAGAAAAAAGAGATACAAGTTTTATTTCGGAATTTAATGGTGCTGGTGTTCAGGGAACACCAAAATACTTTGCTAATTGGGATGAATTTAATATTATAGTAGCACCAACCCCAGCCGCAGCAGATACAATTCAGATTAATTATATAAAAGACCCACCTGAATTTACTTCTACTAATCAAACATATTTAGCTAAATATCAAGAATCTATGTTGTTACATGGTGTATTGACAGAATGTTTTAGATTTCTAAAAGGCCCTATGGATATGTACAAGCTATACGAAAACAAGTACAATGAAGAAGTACAGAATTTTGCCCTACAACAAATGGGTAGAAGAAGACGAGCTGAGTATGATGATGGAG